TTTTTGACTTACGATATCGAGTTCAGACATGTTTAATCCTTATAGATAATATTAGAATCTTATTTTTATATTTATAACAGTTACACATGGTTTATTCAGGTAGATATCAAGTCAAAGATAAAGAGAAATACAAAGGAGATTCTTCTTCTGTAGTATATAGGTCTTTGTGGGAGAAGGCAGTTTTTGCATGGTGTGATAAAAACCCAAAGGTTAAAGGCTGGAGTTCAGAAGAAGTAGTTATTCCTTATTATTATGATGTTGATAAAAAATATCATAAATATTATGTTGATCTTAAAATAATATTTGAAGATAAAACTTTACTAGTAGAAATAAAACCTGAAAAAGAAACTGTTCCGCCAGTAGGACCAAAGAGAACTAAACGGTATATTACTGAAGGTCTTACATATGTTAAAAATATGAATAAATGGGAAGCAGCAAATGAATATGCAAAAGATAGAAAATGGGAATTTCAAGTGTGGACAGAAAAAACTTTGCAAGAAATGAAACTATTAACAAAGCCAGTTCCAGGAAAACTTAAAGCATATAAACCTCTACCTACATATCGAAAAAAGCGTAGAAAACGATATAAATAGACTTATGAGTAACTTATTTCAAAAACTAGAACTTGAAGCTTTTAGAAAAGGCATTACACCTCGTACACAAGAATCTCGAGATTGGTTTCGTCGACGAGTACAAAGACTTACTCGAGTAAATCGCGAAGCATTAATGAGAGAAGACGAAATTAATAAAGTAAGTAGCCCTTTACTTGGTAGTATGATGATGTTTTTTTATGATCCAAAACTTAAAGATAAACTTCCATATTATGACACCTTTCCATTAGTAATACCAGTTGAAAAAGCTGATGGTGGATTTAAAGGCTTAAACTTACATTATATTCCTCCAGTTTTAAGAGCAAAGTTTTTAGATAGTTTATTAGATGTTGTTAATAATAAAAAATACGACGAATCAACTCGATTTACATTAACATATAGATTACTTAAAGGCGCTGCAAGATTTAAATATTTTCAACCTTGTTTTAAACATTATCTTTTAGATCACGTTAAATCACGATTTGCACAAGTGCCAGCGCCAGAGTGGGAGATTGCTACATTTTTACCAACTGCAAGTTGGAAGAAAGCTTCTGCTGGAAGAGTATATTCAGATTCAAGAAAGACAGCAAATGGCTAATTCAATTGACGATTTAAAAGCACTAGCCAATACAAAACTTGGTTTTGCAAGAAGTAATAGATTTTTAGTTACATTTCCAACAAACTTTGGAGGTGGTGGAGGATTACTTCAAGGAATAATAGGGTTATTAACTGGTGGAGGCGGTGGTGCATCTGGTAGAGAATTAAATATACTATGTTCAAATACAACATTACCAGCAAAGGTAACACTCACAAATGATCGAAGAATCGGAATGGAATTTCAAAAAGTTGCATATGGTTATGCTGTAGATGATGTTAGTATGACATTTTATTTAATGAATGATTATGGAGTTAAAGAATATTTCGATGCTTGGACTAATACTGCAATACCAGAATCAGGTGGAGCAGCATTTACTAGTAATTATAAAAGTCAATATGCTAGAACAATTACTATACATCAATTAAGACAACCTTTAGCTGGTCTCAGCAAACAAGTAGGACCGATAAGATTTAATGCCGGCATTGGTGGAGGAACAGTGTATTCAGTAGATTTACTTGAAGCATTTCCTGTGGCGACTAGTGCTATTGAATTAAACAATGAACTTGACGGGCTTGTTCAGTTGACAGTGAGCTTTGCTTACACAAACTGGAGAAGATCAAGTAACACACAAGGATTTATTAACATGGATATTGATACACCTCTTGGTGGAATTGATATATTATAAGGAGTGAAATAATAATGGATACAGTTGGTTTACCAAAACTAAACAACATGCCAAAATACAAAATGATCGTACCTTCTAGTAAAAAAGAAGTAACTTTCAGACCTTTTTTAGTTAAAGAAGAAAAAATTTTATTGATGGCATTAGAATCTGATGATCAGAAACAAATTCTTAATACAGTAATTGATACTATTAAAGCGTGCGTAGTTGAAGATGTCGATGCTACAAAATTAGCTACATTTGATATTGAATATATGTTTTTAAAAATACGAGCTAAAAGCGTAGGAGAAACGTCTAATATTGTTATGAAATGCGATGAATGTCAATCTGATAATGATGTTGCTATAAACATTGATTCTGTAGAAATAGAAGTACCAAATATTTCAAATATCATTGAATTAGATGATCAAATATCTCTTGAAATGAAATGGCCTAGTTTTGAAGGTATAGTTAAAGATGACATTCTTTCTTCAGAGTCAAACGTAGATCAAATTTTTGGATTAATTAGATCAAGCATTGAGGCTATACAAACAAATGAAGAAAGATTTTCTGCTAAAGATCAAACAGTGCAAGAATTAGATACCTTTGTAGAGTCTATGAACAATCAGCAGTTTACTAAAGTAAGAGAGTATGTAGAAAAAATGCCTAAGTTATCGCATAATGTGGCTTTTAGTTGTAAAAAATGTAATCATGAAAATAACACAGTAATAGAAGGAATGCAAAGTTTTTTCTCATAGGTCTATCTCATGAGACACTTGTAAATTATTATAAGACGAATTTTCAGTTAATACATCATTATCGCTATTCGTTGACTGAGATAGACCATATGATACCATGGGAACGAGAAGTATATCTTGATATGCTAATCAACCATTTAAAAGAAGAACAGTCAAGACAAGAACAACAAGGACGGGTGTAATGGCAACTTTAGATGACGTAACTCAAAAATTAAAAGAAAATAATGTAGAAAATCAGTTAGGTCATGAAGGAACTCGAATTGAGCTTACTAAGATTGGAAAAAGATTTGATAATTTTTTCAATATGATGAGCATGAATAAATTAAAAGATTTAGAAGCTCAAAGAGAAACTAAAAGAAAGTTGCCACCAGCCCCTCCGACTAAATCCAGTTCAGGTGGTGGTGGACTCGGTATACTTGGTGGATTAACTGGTCTTAGCGCACTAGGAGCTACAGTAACAGGTATAGTAGCATCGATGACAGATTTAGATGACGCCATTAAAGCTTTAAGAGTAGGACAAATAGCAAAATCTTTACTTGCCACCGGCAAAGCATTTAATACAAGAGCTTTATCTTTCATAGATTCTATTAAAGATTTTGGTAGAGGATTAAAGACATTTGGAACTAATTTTAAAAATCTTTTAATTATTCCAGATGAAACTAAAACACTATTTAAAAATATACCTAATAATTTTAAGCTAGGATTATTTAAAGCTTTAGGTTTAGGAGTTGACGGTAAACCTGTTGTAACTACAGCAGAAGGTGTAAAATCATTTTCAAATACAATAAAGGCGATTCAAACTTCTATATCAAATTTCTTAAAACCAGTTACTGATATTTTTAGTGCTACAGAAGGTGAAAGTAAAATTTCCAAAGCGATAAAACCTATCACAGACTTTTTTGATGGACTAAGCACTAAGTTTACAAGTATTACAAAATACTTTCCATCAATTAATTTTGAAGCTCTTAGAGGATTATTTGGTTCTGCAGAGAAAGGTACAGGTATGCTAGGATTTTTTGGTAAGATCTTCTCTTTCTTAGATCCTTTATTAAAACCACTTAAATATGTAATTGGTATAGTCTTAAGACCATTCGTTCAAATAGTTCTTTCTGTTATTGATTTCTTTGTAGGATTCTATGAAGGCTTTACCGGAGAGAAAGGTGATCTACTTGAGAAATTAAAATCTGGATTTGAAGGTGGTATAAAAGGTGTCATTAAAGGTTTCACTGATGCCATAGATCTATTATTTTTTAAGATACCGGCATTCTTTGCAGAGAAATTAGGATTTGAAGAAGCATCAAAAAAGTTAAAAGAATTTAGCCTGACTGCATTAGTAGATCCAGCATGGGAAGCAATAAAGAACTTCTTTAAAGAAGCATTTGCTAATCCTACTAGTAAAATTAGTGCTATTACTGCAAATGTTGGTAACATGGCAGAGAGTTTTTTAAAGAGTGCACTACGATTTGTGTTACCAGATCCTAATAATGCCAAAGGGATATTCGCAGGCCTAGCTGTTGCAGGATTGAAAAAAACTGGAGTATATGAATATGCTGGATATACAAAAGGTGATGACGGCAAATTCACGCTTAAACAAAACACATTAGATAGATCTAATATTATAAATAAACCGCCGGCTAATTTATCGCCTAATAATAAGTCTTCTGATGGAAAAGGTGCAGTTGTAAATAATATAGTTGGTGGACCTACAACAACTAATACCAATGCCATATCAAACAATGCAGTAATTAGCACAGGACAATTTATGGATTTACAAGATGCATTTGCAAATTACCGGTAGTACAACCACCGGTAATTAAATATTTAAATGTTTAATCTTGCTTTGCGAGTTTAGAGAAATAAGATAAAGTATCCTCATCATCACTACTCATTTCTTCTGCAGTGACTGGCTCAACAGCCGGCTCAGGATTATTTAACTTAATTTCTTCTCTTATTGTATAAGCACCAGCAGTAGCTTGTTCACCTAGCACTCTCATAAGTTTTGCTTTAAGCTCATCATATGATTTATAGTTTTTAGGATTAGTAAATTCTGATAAATCATGCAACTTACTATAAACTTCTTCTAACTGAGCTTCATCAGCGTTTAACAA